TCTCAGAAGATACTTTAACCTTTCCACTCTCTTCAATATAATCAATTGTATCTTCAGTATTACTAATATACTTTTTGTATATGTGAATTATTTTTTCATTCTTAGTTTCTGTAATAGTAATTGCTTTATCTAGTTTTATTGCATAGATGTCATCATCTGGAATTTCCATCCATGGTTTAACCTTAATCATAGATCCATTTTGATTATGAATCATTTTCATAACAACTGGGTTTTGCAATAGCAGTATTGGATCTCCATCATTTTCATCTATGGCAACTAGAGACAGAACCTCTTCTCCAGATACTAATTTTATTACTGCGTAAAATTCCTCTCCCATTAGTTTTTCATCGGTATATTGATAATTTCGTAATTGAAGTTTTCTTCATTATAAATTTTGATTCTTTCAATAAGATGATTTAGTGTGTAATTCTTTTTGGATTTATAACTGATATCATCGGCAATATCATATAGAGTTGCCTTTGTCTTATTGTCTCCCTTCCTTAGGACTCTTCCGATTGATTGGAGGTTTCTGATTCTTGATTTACTAGGGGAAGCAAAGACCACGTTATGTAAATTTCTAATGTTAATACCAGTAGAAAAAGTCCCGTAAGAAGCAACGATGATTGCATTATTTTCCTTTTCAGTAATTTCTCTGACCTTTTCACGGTCTTCGGTATCAACGCCACCATGAACAAAAAATACGTGACGATTATCAGTTTTGCTACTATTTATGAGATCGTATAAGGGTTGCCCATGACCTTCAACTCTGGAAAAAAGAACTAAAGTATTTCCCTTTAGATCTAGAGCAAGATTTCTTATAAATTTATTTCTACGTTCATGTCCAATAATATATTGAACTTCATCTTCAAAAGTTTCAAATTTATTGGGTGAGTGTTTCAATAGAAGAATATTAATATCCAGTTTGGCAACATGACCCTTCTGCATCAGTTCATCTGTTCGGATAATCTTATAAGAAGGACCAAATAACCCCTCTAGAACCCATTTGTGAGTTTGAGATCCATCTAGAGTTCCAGTAAATCCAAAACGATATTTTGCATCAGAAAGTTTTGTCATTATAGATACTAATGACTTAGATTTGAACTGGTGTGCCTCATCTCCAACAACCACATTAAATCTTGAGAAATATTGTCGGGGAAGTTTGTAGATAGACTGCCAGGTCGTAATGATTACCTGAGAGTCTGTTTCCCTTTCTTTTCCCGCATAGATCTTGTGGCAATATGAACCCACGTCCCACCCATAATCTGCAAAGTCTTTATACATCTGTTCTACAAGGGATGTCGTCGGAACGACTATCAGAGTATTTTGTCCTTTCTCAACGTAATATCGGACAATCGCATATATCATCAGAGACTTTCCAGAAGCAGTTGGAGATATCAACAACTTGCGATTATGTCTTAAGGCGTCGAATACTCCCTCAACTTGGTAATCGCGGGGAGAATACTTTGAGATAGAATTAATGTAATCTTTTACACCTTCCTTTGAAATAAGATCATTAACTTCAAAAGGAAGACCATAGAACTTATTATTTACGAATTCGTAAGTGTATTCATGCGTCTCGCAGAAACGAATAAGTTTATCCAATAACCCAACATAGATTTCTCCAGTTTGAGTATTGAACAGGCGAATCTTTCCATCCCAGTATTTGTTGCGAAACTGGGGCATGAATTTTGCACCTGGAACATCAAAGGTAAATTGATCCGCAAGTTCGTAGTAAATGTGCGGTTCTGCCTTTACCTGTAGATATACCTCGTTCTTTTTTGAAATGATCAAATGAGACATTCATAAAATATCAGTTATGAATATTTATTTGATCAATTAAACCCTGACTGAAATTTATTCCATTCAATCGCGTTTTTTATTTGATAAGTGCGATTAGAGACCGTTTTGATAATCTCTTCTAGAAAGCGAAGCATAATATCATAATACCGAATTTTAAGATCAATTTTATTCAGTCTCTCATCGGCATCCATATGCCTCTGTATGGCGTCTTTCTCTCTAACCTTATACGGAAAAGGATCGTCCACATAAACCTCCGCTGGCGCCTTTCCTGTGTAGTAATTATAACGCTCTAGTCTAACTCTATTGTATGTTTCTCTTGCCTTTTCGCGTAGAAGAGTTATGGTATTATAGATTGTATAATACTTGGCATGTAATTGTGGAATTTTTAAAGATTCATCGTGCAAATTATCAGGATCTATGACAGAATCTCTTTGCCACATTTCCTGAATTTCATCAAGATTCATAATGGATTGTTATTTTTATCAAGTATATTGTAGATAGTATACTTGAAAGTTACCTCTGCTGTAAAGTAGTTGTAATCTTCATCTGTTGCCTCAAATTCCATGGGAGACAAAGATGTTGGAAATAAATCTCTAAATTTTATCAGGGCAACGTCATTATAATTGCTATTTAAAATTCTCAGAGTTCCATCACTAAATGCCTGTAAGTCATTCCTATCACCATCTTCTTCTGTAACCAGGTCTTTGTATTCTTCGGTTGTTTCTGGAAAACCTAGTCCAGTAATCCACTTGTGAATTACCAGATAATTTTCTAAATTTTCATCAACTAAAAATTTTAGAGTAAAATCTCCATAAGTGATAATATCACCTGGGACATCAAGCATCTTCAGATATGAAGGCTGAATTGCAGTTCCTAGAGTTATTTCTGGAATTCTGGCGGCATTACAAAAGAAAGCTGCTTTTGGTGCCTTTGCTAGGGTAAATTTAAATCCAATTGGAGATAGATAATTTCTATTTTGGATTTGGTTTGCAAAAATATTTGACATTATAAGTTAAACCTCAATTATAGTGGTGAATTGTATGTGCTCCCAACCATTCTTTTCATGAATTTAGTGACTGGATCTTTTCTTGTTGGATTAGATTTTGCTGCTGATGATTTTCCCATGGGTGGAGGACCCGAAGGAGACATAGTTGATCTAAGATTTTTTTCAGTTGTCTTATCTAAAGGAATTACGTTTCTAGATGATAATGGATCACCAACTGCTTCTAAAAACTGCTTAAAAGTTTTCATTTTTATTTTTATTTAGATAAAAAAAGGGTGCCTTTCGGCACCCTGCTGAAGATATGTGAAATGGATCACATAAGGTTGAGAACCTGTACTCTTCTGTAGTAGCGGTTGCTGTTGGTCTTGAGGCGACCAAGTCCCTGATTGGTTGCATCGCCTTCTGCGAATGGGTTGGCAACAAGACCATAGCGGGTCTTGAATCCAATACGTGGCTGGAAGGAATCCTGTCCAACGGCACGTACCATCTGCAGAGGAACGTATGGGCAATAGAAGAGACCAGCGTCATAAGGTGAAGAACCCTTATAACCAACAACGTAATACTGACCACCATTTGCACCAACGTTAGAACCACCCGAATATGGGTCGATATAAACGCGATACTTACCTTGGAGAACACCAGCGAAGGTGTTACCAGTGTCATCAACCTGGAGGTTGGCATTAAGTGCTGGGGTGTAATCAAGAACACCTGCCATGGTGAGTGCTGAAGCAACGTCTGCCGAGCAGAGGATCATGTTACCCTTTCCTCTACGAGTTCTAACGGCAATTGCGTTAGCATCGCGCTCGATTTGGAAAATGAGTCCCTTGAACTTCTCAACCGACCAACGACCGTTGGAGTCAACATCAAGGTCAAACTTACCAGCGGTAGCAACGTTGTGCTGAGCACCCGATTCTGCAGTCTTGTAGATGGTGCGGATAACTTCGCGGTTGATTTCAGCAAGAATTTCGCTAGAAAGAATATTAGCGAGTTCTGCCTCTGCATTCAGACCGTGAATAGCGCGAAGATCCTGTGCAAGCTCAAGGCTGTATTCTGCTTTCAGAGCACGGCTCTTAGCAGTAACAGTAACCTTCTCGATGCTGAATGCCATCTGGTTGAACTGATCTTCACCAGTACCACCTAGAAGTTCTGCATCATCGGTTCTCATGCCCTGGCCAACTGTATAAGCAGCCTGAGTAGCACTTGAATCTGGGCTCAGAAGACCTGGGTTTGTTCCACCCTGGCGAGCAGTGGTTCCAAGACCAACGCTTGCACCCTCAGAACCTTCAACATAAAGACCAGTTTCGTTATCGAATCCTGAATCCTGACCAGACCATGAAGTATCTGGCTCGTTGAAGAATGCTTCAGTTCCGCTCTGATTACCGTAGCGTGAACGCATTGCGAAGATAAGACCAGTAGGTCCATTCATTGGTTGAACGCCAGCGAGGTCATAAGCGACCAGGTTTGGCATCGAACGGCGGATCAGCGAGATTAGAACAGGATCGAAACCTGCAACAGGACCAGCAGCTGCTGATGCCCCACCAAATCCAGGACCACCTACACCAGCACTATATCCAGTGCTGCCAGTTGTCATATTTGGTCCAGCTTCCGAAAGGAATTCGCGCTCCTCACGAAGTTCTCTTTCTTGGTTCTCTAACAGGATAGCGGTCACCGCTCTACGGTGTGAATCCCTAATAGGATCCATGCCTTGATAGTCAAGGATTGGTGCCCACTTCTCCTGCAGTTGTTCGGCATTGAACATTTGCATTTGATTTTACCTCTTTAAAAAAAAGTTAGTTTGATTTTATTATTTAGAGTTTCACTTTTTAGAAACTCTACTGAGAACAGTTAAGTAACTTTCCATTCTTCCACTTACTTGTGGAGCTTCGGAATATTGTGCCTCTTCGGCAAGATTCTCAGTATGTTCTCTTTGAGCACTAGTTGTTTTGGTTGGGAAATATGATTCCCTCAATGTTACTAGTTTCTCACGATAGCTTTCTTCACTATCAAACTCAACATTTTCAGCAAGAGAAGCGAGTTTGTCTTTCTGAGAAAGTGCAAGACCCTCAGCGACGTCTGCAAAGATTACATCAGCAACTGACTCTGCTAATCTTCTATTAAGAGCAACATTTCTTTCGATTTGCTCGTTGAGTTTTTCTTCCATTTCATCAAGTTTATCTACCATACTCTCGATTACATCATATCTATCTTCAGGGACTGATACATAATGATCTTCAAAAAGTTGCTTCATTCCTTGGAGGAATGACTCAGTCATTTCGGTTTTGAGACCGTGCTCAACCGCGAGCTGATTCTGAGTGATCCACTCATCAGCAACATACTCAAGGTATGCATCAACTCTTTCGGTTAAGTTTTCTTTGATTGCAACTACTTCTTCAATAAGTGCATTCTCATAAGTTGCTTGAAGCTCTTCTTTGATTTCTGCAACTTTTGATTTAATAGCAGCTTCAAAAATGACGCGTGCTTTTTCTTGGAATTCTTCGGAGAGCTCTTCACCTTCTAGAAGAGCATTGACATCTTCTTCAATGTCAAATTCTTCCTTCATTCCTTCCTCATCATCTTCTTCTTTTTCTTTTTTCTTCTTGCCCGAAGGTGCAGAAGCTTCATCAGCATCTTCTTCTTCGTCGTCTTCTTCAGAAGCTTCTAAAACAACTTCTTCATCATCTTCTGTAGTTTCTAGGAGATCTTCATCTTCATCATACTCAACATCTTCTGCCTTAACACCACCTGGCATAGGTTCTGCGGGCTTGGCTCCTTTATTGACAACATCTTTAACTTGAGAAAGAACTGCACCAGCATCTTTTAGTTTTGCTGGACCTTCTGGTTCATTTGTATAATTGTCTGGAGTAGGGCCACCTAGATCTTCCCAGCTACCGCTTTGACCAGCAGGGATTCCTGTGGTTAATTTTGGCATTGGTTCGGCAGATGCAGCCCCTTTGGTTACTACGTTTTCCATTTCTTGTAAATTTCTACCAACGGACATTTTTTGTTTAGATTCTTGTATATAATCTATATTTATTTATAATTTATAGATTTGAAAGAAACTCATTAAATAAGTGTAACTTGCGCTCTTCAAGCATTTTTTGATCAACTAAAGTGTTAATTCTACGCTTAGTTGATTCGGCAAGCTTTTCACGAAGAATTCCACCTTCCCATACCCACTCTTTACCTTCCATAATTCCCTGAACAAAGGCGTCAGGTGCAGAAGGATCGGCAACAATATCTGCTGCGGTTGCAAGCATAAAATCTTCACCTACAACTTTATGACCCTCATTGGTCATCTTGAGTGATCCAACACCACGCGAAGAAACTCCAAGGCAAACTCCCTCATCCAGCAGAGATTTTGCAATCTTACCCATAGGAGTTTCTAGAAGTTGTGCCTTACCTCTAAAATTACTTCCATCTTGCTCAAGTGAA